ATTATAAGAAAATCCTTTTGGACTTTGTGCAGCAATTAAATTTGATAAACCAACTTGTGCAAAACACCATGAAACTCCCATCGCACAGTACGGAGCTGATGGAATCCCATACCAATCCCCATAAGGTGATTCATCGTTGCCAAGTGTTTTGAAACCAATTTGACTACGAGCAACATTTAATACGTCTAGTGCTGTTGCCATAATTAATTACCTTCTTGTGGACCTTCGCCCTTTGCATTTCTTGCATTTCCCGTTTTGTCGGGAGCATTAAGAGTTCTGTTTTGATCACGTTGTCTTGAACCAGATGCTTGTGTACTTGCTTCTGATTGTTGTTGAGGATTAAGTATTAAAACATTATCTCCTCCAGAAATTGGTGGCATTCCCTTGCGAGCACGAATTTCATTAGGAAGAATAACTTGATCTTTAAGATAACGATCATCAATTCTTGATTGAGTTTCTTCATCTGTTAGAGCGAGTTCATTAAATTTGAGAGAAAATGCATCAGTCAATTCTTTAATAATTAAATTAATTTTAAATTCAAGTTCTTCTTGACGTGGACGACATACTTGCTCTTTAAATGTTTTATCTGCATCTTTTGCATTTGCCAAAGATACTCCTTGTGGCATACCAATTTTAGAAATTGGAACACGGTGTGCGATAAGAATACGATCTCTATTTTCTACTGCATAATTTTTAAATGATGAGTCTTGCACTCCCGCTTCAATTGCTTTCATATCAAATTCTACACGGCCCTGCTCACCATCAGATGGAAGAGGTATATAAAGAGTTCTATGATTTCTACCCTTGAGTCCTACTTGAAAAAACTCAAGCAATTTGCGCTCTGAATCTGAAGTAAGTTTTGCACCTTTGACGGTAATGATATATCTTGGAACAGCTTTGTTTTCAAAATAATCTAAATTATAACGTTGTGCAAATTCATCTCCAGCTAAAGCATTTTTAGCTGATAAAATATCTGGTACACCATAGTATGTATTTGATGGTGTAAATACTTTAAAATGAATTACTTCGTTTGGCTGAGGGTCAGTTCCAATCTGATCTGGGGTCTCGGTATCACCGAAATTTCTAAAAAATGTATAACGGTTATAAACTACTTGGACAAAACCATCACGGTGGCGGCGGATACGCATAGTGGTTGTAGGAATATGTCCTATATAACCAATTTTACCTGTCGCTGTGCGACCAATTTCCATATATGCATTTCCAGTTGATTCTAGATCAATATAAATCTTTTTCATTGTTTCTAAGAAAGAATCATCAGAATTCATTGATTCTAAATAATCACGAAGTTGTACTTTTGATGCTTCAATCTTTGAACGCAATTTATCTAATTTCTTTGAATCATCCATAACTGCTTCAATTTTTTGTGTAGTTGACCATGTATTATCAAATTGATATCCTAATCCAACTACGTTTGCTGCTTTAGCATTTACCGCTGAATGGTGATATGGAGATATATCGTAAAGTTGTGCTAAATACAATATGTTGTATGGAGGTTGAACAATTTGAAATAATGAATATCCTGTTAAATCTAATGGGTCTAATTTTTTTGATTTAGCATCATCTACACCAGTAAATGATTTTTCTAATCTTGTTGCTTGTCTGCGAAAGTTAGGACTTAGACCATCACCTTTTCTAATTTCATCCCAGCTTTTATTAAATGGGTCATCAAATGTTTCTTCTGCTTTAGAAGAAAACAATTTCCAATCTTGTTCCGATCTAATTCTTACATCTTGATCACTTTCATCATCATCAGCAATTGTCACTCTATTATCAGACATTATGCCAACCCCATTTCTTTTGCATCTCTAATATATTCCATCATAGCTGGCATATCCTGTGGATCTGGAACCATACCCAATTGTGCTCTTGCCTTTTGCTCTTCTAATTCTTCATCAGTAACCCGTCGGTGTCCAGAAAAAAACATAGGGTGTCCTTCATCAAGACCATAGTACTTTGCAGCATCTTTAAGTTTTTGAATCTGTCTGATATCTCCCTTAATGGACGGGACATTTAAATAAGCCCCTTCTTCATCGGTTACAATAGAACCGTCTGGCATTTGCCATACATAAATGCCATAATTTACTTCTTCAATAGGTGTTACTTTCATACCCATATAATACCATTTTCTTCTATTAAAGCGAAGATTTGGTACATATCAATGCCAATATTTACCTAAACTCTTTATTTATCCTAAATTTATTCTTGTATGAATCAAAGAATGTTGTGCGAAGACGACGAGTAATCTTGTTTTGATCTTCTACATCTCTAGCCTTACCAATAGACATTTTCCAATCATCTCTTTTGAAAGGGATTACTTGAGCCATTGGAGTTCCCGCTGGAATTATGCCTTCAAAATTCACGTCATTTAATACAAAAGGGAAATTAACTGGAGCATAATACCGATCAGTATCCACAATTCCAGGAAGAATAGTAAAAACAGATTCCCTATGCATGGGCTGTATGAACAAACAAGAATAGCCTTTAGGTGTCTTAATAGCCCAAGGGTTGATCCACTTTGGATAACTGTTTGGATGCCCATTGCGATTAGGATGATTAGGAGCTTGCTCTACAGGATGAAAGTCCAAGGGTTTATGCGAGGGCCACTCGTAATAAGGTTGATACAGAGGCATGCCCTTTTCCTTGACTTCATCATCTGTTAAAAAACGATCCTCGCCTGTCGCCTCTTTGTGCATTTTATCCGCATACTGAATTTTTCTACTGGACACATAAATATCTGTTTGCGTGTAAAGGATATATCCACCAGTAATTGCATCAAATACAGGCATACAACGCTTTATAGTTGCACTAGTTCCACCATTACCATTTGGTATCTTACCAGAGTTACCTATATAAGATTCAATATTCTTATACCATTCTGGTACAGAGCCACTTGCTGGCTTAGGCTCAAATTCTGCCAAAACATCAATAGTATTTGTAAATAAAATATCCATGGTTATCCTTTTAAATAGTATTTATATAGCTTATAGCATCACTATACAGTTTGTCAAATCTATTAATTTCAAAATCATCATCAGTTAATTTTCTCATAAATGGACAAAATTTTCTAGCCTCTGACATGCATGGCATGTGAAATGGCATTATATCTGATAACACTCTGACAAGGCTGTTATTAAAATTTGATACATATTCACCACTATTATTATTAGACTCATGTGTAATCCAGCGCATGCAAACCTGATCTTCGCTAAAACCCAACCCACAATATGGACATAGTTTATTTGACAAGCAATCTTTTTCATTTTTAAAAATTAATCCGATAGGCTTATCAGAATTTATGTCTGGGTATGATTGGTACGGTATAGGTGTTTTTTCATAAACATACCTTTCACCATTTTTATAAAATAATAATCTTGGGAAAATAGTAAAAGGGCGTGGAAGTCCTTTTACACTATCATTTTCTTTTGACCAAATACTAGATTTATCAAAATACTTTTTCACTACTACACTTGCCCCATCTTAGCTAGTTGAAACTTGTGCACCTGTGGGACCTGTTGGTCCTGTAACTGTAGAAGCTGCGCCAGTGGGACCCGTTGGTCCTGTAACACCTTGTGTACCTTGAACACCCTGAGTTTCTTGAGTAGCACTATCAGCATTTAATACAAACTGCGACTGCGTAATCCACTGTTTATCATACTCATCCCATACATAAACAGAGCCATCAGAGGGCATGGGCACTGGTGGCATGAACGCTTGTTTTACTGGATCCCAAATCCATGATGGGTATGGAGATTGCATTAAGTCCCACTGCAACTTAGGTTCATCCCACACATAAACTCTTCCATCATTAGGCATTGGTGTTGGTGCTACCCATACATCATCTTGAATAACCCATGACGGGTAGGGAGACAGCCCAATGAATTTATTAGTAGAATAATTATACTGACCACCTACTACAGCATCATGAACACCTGTGCAGTCAACACAATTATCTCCAAAAATAAGTTTTGCATTTTCTAATGAATCGCAAACAAATATATTTTTCACTATATTATTCTCAATTAAAGCAAAATTACTCATATCTCTCCTTATACAACTATATATAAAACTCCTGGCGATCCTGCGCCACCCGTTGATGTTGGGTAAGAGGACGCAACAACATTTCCTCCGCCACCGCCACCGCCAGCTCCATAGCCAGTTGCAGCACCACCAGTATTACCAGCATATGGATAGGTGTTATTATTAAAGTTACCGCCAGAGCCACCTACGCCAACTCCACCTCCATCACCATTGTTTGAATTCCACGAATTGCTCCAGCCATTACCTGCACCACCTCCGCCTCCGCCAGTTGATCCTGCGTTTATTCCAG